AAAACAAGTAAAAGAGATAGAGAATGTTGCATTAGATTTTGCAGAAAGTCAATTACATAAACAGATTTCAGATAATTCTACAGCAGCAACTATATTTTATTTAAAAACAAAAGGTAAATTGAGGGGGTATACAGAAAGGTCGGAGCTAGATGTAACAAGTGGGGGTAAGGCGTTTACAGAATTAAAAATTGAAGTGATTGACACAGGCAAAGATTAAAACAACTAACGTATTCCATAAGGCATACAATTCAGATACTAGAATAACCTGCTTACAAGGTGGAACAAGGTCTAGTAAGAGTTATTCCCTTGCTCAATTATTTATAGTTAAATGTTTAGAAGGTACAGGAAAAACATATACTATCTGCCGTAAAACATTACCTGCATTAAAAGCTACTGCTTATAGGGATATGCTACAGATTCTAAAAGAACTAGATTTATATACTGAAGAAAAGCATAATAAATCAGAACTATCTTATCAGCTTAATGGAAACCTATTAGAATTTATTTCGGTAGACCAACCACAAAAGATTAGAGGGCGTAAACGTAACTGCTTATGGCTAAACGAAGCAAATGAATTTACCTATGAAGATTGGCAGCAGCTTATATTAAGAACAACAGAAAAGATATATTTAGATTATAACCCTTCAGACCCTTATTCTTGGATATATGATAAAGTAGTAGTTCGTGATGATTGCACCTTTATTAAATCTACATATTTAGCTAATCCTTTTTTAGATGATGATACTGTGGCTGAAATAGAAAGATTAAAAGACCTAGACCCTGACTATTGGCAAGTATATGGATTAGGCGAAATTGGTTCTGTTCAAACAATGATATTTAGGAAGTTTGAATTAGTAGATGAAGTGCAAGGAAGATTAATTGGATATGGATTAGATTTTGGATTCACAAATAGTCCAAGTGCTTTAGTTGCAGTATATCAATCTGATGACAATTTATACATTAAGGAAATGCTTTATGAAAAGAGATTAACGAATACTGATTTAGCTAATAAGCTAAGGGAATTTAGAATAGATAGACAGTCAGAAATAATAGGCGATTCAGCAGAACCTAAAACGATTGAAGAAATATATAGACAAGGGTTCAATATAAAACCTGCTAAGAAAGGTGCAGGAATACATTTAGGGATTGATATAATGAGAAGATATAAGTTGCATATAACTAAAGATAGTTTAAATGCTATCAAAGAATTTAGAGGATATAAATGGGCGACAGATAAAAATGGTGATGTATTAAATACACCTGTTAAGATTAATGACCATTTAATTGATGCAACTAGGTATCTGTGTTTAAACAAATTAAGCGTAAATCATAGCGGTAAATACTATATACTGTAATTTTTTTATATAAAGAAAATTTTATATATTTAATTTATTAATCAAAAAAACAAGTATATGAAAGCATTACAGAAATTAAAAAATTTAGAAAAAAAATTAAACCACTTAAATAAGCTGTTAGATGAAAATAAAATAACAGACAAAGAAGCAAGACACTTTTTTATTTGCAGGTACTTTAGTAGGTTATAAAAAACACAAGTAAACCTTAAAAAACAAATTATTAACTTTTATATTTATTAGTAATGAAAGAGGTCAAATTAACAATACCTGATAAGTGGGCAGATATAACGATAGAAACTTATCAGAAATATGTAAAGATACAAGAAGGCAAAGGAAGTGAGAAAAACAAGGTGGTAAAGAGTTTAGCTTTATTATGTAATACAAGTCCATTTATAGTAAAGAAAATGGCTTACAAGGATTTATTAGAGATAATGGGTATCATTAAGAATCTAATAGATACTGAACCTGATAAAGAAGAATTTAGAAAGAGGTTTACTTTTAATGACCAAGAGTATGGATTCTGTCCTAACCTTAGTAATATAACAACAGGTGAATATATAGATTTAGAATCATACTGTAAAGAACCTATTGAAAACTTACATATTATAATGAGTATTTTATATAGACCAATTTCATTTAAACGAGGTGGAAGGTATGCAATAGAAAGCTATAATCCTGATGAATTTAAAGAAGAATTATTTAAGAATTGTCCAATGGATATAGCATTAAATGGCTTGGGTTTTTTTTTGACTTTAGGCGAAAAATTGGCGAAGATTTCGCACAGCTATTTACAAGCACAGGAAACGAAACAGCAAAAGGCGTAACAATGCAATCCAAGTGGGGTTGGTACAACATTCTTTATAGCTTATCTAACAGCATACTCGACATAGAAAAAATAACTAGATTGCCTATACTTGAAGTATTGACTTACTTATCATATACTCAAGATTATAATGCAAAGCAAAATAATAATTATGATAAGTTTTAGAAACGTACTTGGATATTTAGAAACAATAGCAGAAAAACACTTTGAAATAAATAGCTTTCATAGTGGCTTTATGGACGAGGTAGACATCAATAAACTTGGTGCTACTGATTATGTTATTCTATATGCAGAACCTGGCACAGCTACAATAGACAAGGGCGTTATGACTTATTCATTTACTATTTATGTTTTGGATATGATTAATGAAGAAATAGGTGATGCACCCAACAAAGAACGATTAGGAAGGATAGATACATTAAGCGAAAACCTAAATATACTACAAGATGTTATAAGCGAATTTCACAGAAGTTTATATTCTACAAGTTGGGTAGATGGTGAAGTAGTTTTAGAATTACCAATATCAGCAGAACCATTTACAGCAAGATTTGATAACCTTTTGACAGGTTGGTCTGCCACTATTAGTATGGAAGTAAATAATCCTAACAATCTTTGTATTGTTCCTGTAGACCCTAATTCATAATGAAATTTAATAATACTATACAATCATTACAGAAACTAGGTGGAAGCGTGGTTAAAGAAGGGCGTGGTGTTCTTAAAAAGAAGAAAAAGACAACAAGACAAAACACCCTATATAATGATTTTGATTATTTAGTTACAAGCAGTAAAGATAGCGTTACGTTGGAATTTGAATTTGGTAGAGCAGAAGATTATTGGCAGTTTGTAGATGAAGGTGTAAGGGGTGCAGGTGGATATAAAGGTAGTGGTAAAATGCGTGGTCAAGGTAGTCCTTTTAAATATAGCAGCAAGATGCCACCAAGACAACCCCTGATTAATTGGATTAAAAATAAATCATTAAAAGGTAGAAGTAAAAAAGGGCGTTTTATTACAAATGAAAGTTTTGGTTTCTTAATTCAAAGAGCAATATACCAAAGAGGATTAGAAAGAACACAATTCTTTACAAGACCATTTACAACACAATTAAAAAAACAAGAAAAGAAAATACTACAAGCATTTGCTGATGATTTAGAAGTGCAATTAAAACAAACATTTAAAGATTAAGATATGGCAATAGGAAATATATCATTCGTTCAAGAACCTGTTAATGCAGCATCTAAAGTGCCTGTAATCACAAATTGGACACCTGTAATTGGCTATATGTTATACCAAGATGACATAACTGCGTTATATTATTTTAAACTAATAATGGAAATAAGATTAACAGATGCTTCAGGAACACTATTAGGAAAAGTAAAACAAAGAAGAAATGGATATGCAGCAGATGTAACCAATGCTGAAGCAAGAGCATTTTTTGATTTAAAAGATGTTTTAAATAGCTATTTAGTTGATACTGTTTATGACCAAAATGATGCATCTGCACCATTTAAAACAATACATAAATTAGGTGCTAATACAGCAACTAAGATATATAGTAAAAATGGCGACCAAATATCAGGTAAAACACAAGTAGCAACGATATATGTAAAAGGTTATCAAGAGTATTCTGATTCTGGTACAGCCTCACCAACAGAAGAAACAAGTCCAAGTGTTAATGACACATTATACTATATGAAGGCAGCTTTGCCTTTAATGACAGCAAGAAGCACAGATACGGCGTATGTTCAAAGTAATGCCTTTACCACCTTTTCAAATGACAATGCTGACAGTAGATTTTTATCAGATTTAAAAACAGATGCTACAATACCAGGCAATTTAAAATATTCAACTAATATAGGCGCAGATTTATGGTCTTATGTTCAAGATGAAGATTATTATACTATTGCCTTTTTAAATGATACTACTAATTTTGATTCAGAAATAACTAAAATAAAAATTCAATTAAGAAGTGATGATGGTTCAATTTTAGCAACTGCTAGTTTTACTGTAAATAGCACAAATGGTGGGGAAGCTCCAGGCTCAGTTTCTTCTGATTCTGAAAGATTATTGTATTTTGGTTGTGGACCTGCTAATTTAGAAGCACAAAGTATAGCTACAGCTGTAAGACCCTCAGCTCAACCAACTTGGAAATATATAGGAATATATCCTCAAAAAGCTGATAGTTCTTTAGCTGCTAGGGGGATTCATTTAGTAAGACAAGATGCAAGTTGTAAGGGTTTTAAAATTAGAAGATTGGCTTGGTTAAATAGTGTTGGCGGTTATGACTATTTTAATTTTACAAAAAAATCAACACAAACAATACAAGTAAAAAGAGATAATTACGAAACTCTATTGGGTAATTATAATCAAAATGTATTTACTTACACAAACACAGAAAGGGGGAAAAGAACAAGAAAAGTAGATTCTGTTTTAAAAGAAGTATTGCAAACAGATTGGATTCCTGAAGGACACGCTGAACTAATAGAAAGTTTAATCCAATCAAGTAGAGTTGATATGTTAGAAAATTCTGATACTGAATTTACACAATCTGTTATAGTTACAGATAGTAGCTTTGTTAGAAAAACAACAGCTAATGATGGTTTAAAAATACAATACACTATTAATATAGAATATGCAAATCCGTTAAACACTAATATATAATGAACATAAGATTAGTTGCATATAGACCTGCCACAACTGCTACTACCTCAGAAACAACTTATGAGTTGGATTTGCAAGAAGCACCTAATGTTTCTCTTAACTTTCAGTTCTCAGATATTAAAGAACCTGAAACAAGAAAAGCTAGTTATAGTCAAACATTCAAGCTGCCGTTCACAGATGCCAATAATGAGTTCTTTCAGAATTGGTATAATGTAAATTTAACCACATTAGTATTTAGCACAAGAACAAAATTTAATGCAACTTTATATGTAGGAACAATACCTCAATTTGAGGGGTTTATACAACTAAAGGCAGTATATCAAAAAGCACAATATTATGAAGTTGTGCTAATGTCAAACACAGCAGATTTATTTACAAGAATAGGCGAAGAAAGTTTAAAGGACGCCTTTTTAGAAAAGGGGGTTTATAGCAAAGAGTTAAACCACACTTATAATAATGCTAATATAGGCTATTCTTGGGTTGGTGGTGGTTCTTCATTTGTAAATGTACCTGATGGTGATTCATTACGTGATGCTTCAGCAGGGGTGCAAAAAGTGATGTACCCTATTAGTGTAACTAGAGATAAATTCTTTTATACTGCAAATAGTAATCAGTACTTAGATATGTCATCTTCTTTAGATGCTGATTATATAGTAGACATTGAACAATTTAGACCCTCTATACAATTAAAAACATTAGTTAAAAAAATAATTGGAAAAGCAGGGTTTTCTTATACATCTAGTTTTATAGATGGTTCTTATTTTGGTAAGTTGTTTATGACAACAGGAAATACATTAGAAGAACCACGATTACCAACAGTCGAAAACACAAGTAATTTAGAAGGGGGTTCTTTAGATGCTAGGAATGATGATTTTATTAATGATGGTTATCACAGTTACAATCCTGATAATTGTCAGCTTTTAGAACCTAATAGTGGTGTTCAAATTTTTCAAGCTGATAATGAAATAAACGATACATCAGGTGCTTGGGATAGTACTAATAACATATTTCATAAAGTTAGTCCAACAATGCAAGAACTAACAATAGAGGGAAGGTGCAGAAAATATAATGTTCTAGCTTGTGGCACTAACCTTTCTTTCGTGTTTGATAATACAATACCTGTTGATATAGTCTGTTATGAAACAGATGCAGCAGGGGTAGAAACAGGCGAAATACTATATAGTGGCACAATGACATCATTAACAGGTGCAGGAACAAGTTTGTCTAATTATTTTCAACTATGGTCATATGTAATACCCCTAGCAGATATATCTGTTGGTGCAAGATTTCGTATTAAAATGATAGTTCCTGAAGTGGAAACAACAATTATAGGACAAGCAAGATTTCAGCTTCAAAGAGGTGCTTTGGACATTGATGGCACTAGCTACTATTCAAGAATAAGCTGTACTTGGTTAGCTTACACGCCTGGACAATGGGGTGCAACTGTAGATGTTCCTGCTTGTATAGACCCAACTATAACACAAAAAGCATTTTTAAAAGACATTATAGAAAGATTTAATTTAGTTATTATGTCTGACCCTGATAACGCTTCTAATATAATTATCGAACCCTATGATGATTTTTTAGATGGTAGCACACTAAAACATTGGACTGATAAATTAGATGTATCAAAAGAGGTTATAGTTAAAGATACTACATCATTACAGAAAAAGATAATTAGCTTTACAGACAAAGAAGATGTTGATTTAGTGAACAAAGCTATTAAAGAAGAATTGCCAAGTGCAAATGTTTGGGGTAAATACTATAATGATAAAACAGAAAATGATTTTGCTACAGGTGAATTAAAAAACAATCCTGTGTTTTCGCCTTATATTAATCAGCAGGTATTTAAGAACCCAAACGAACAAGATGGAACAGATTTGCCTAGTATGGCTATTCAATATGAGATTAGCTATAAAGAAGTTGAGTTTGGATATGAAGCTGAATTAAAAGCAACTAAACCAAAACTATTTTATTATAGTGGTGCGGCTACAAATATAAATGGTACTGAAGAAACTCAAGTCCTTATATATATGCACAAAATAGACCCTACTGATGCTTCTATAACGGCTTATTTTTTTAATACATATCCTTTATGTTCAGCTTGGGATATAACCACAACAGGCAGTTATCAATTATCATCAAGTAATAAATCTTTAAATTGGTCTTTTGTGCCACCTGTAGCACCTGAACTAACTGTATTTAGTTATAGTAATGCTGAATTTACTTTATCAAATAATTCCTTATACTATTTATATTGGCAAAATTATCTAAATAATATATATAATTCTGATGCTAGAATTATGGAATGCCACCTTAATTTAAATGAAGTAGATATATTTGATTTTAAGTTTAATGATGAAATTTTTATTAAGGATAGTTATTGGCGAGTTTTAACTATAAGCAATTACCAAGTTGGTGAGAAGGCATCAACTAAAGTTACCTTATTGAAGGTTTTAGATACATTATCTAATGCAGAAGGTTGTGATTCAGTTCCTGTGGGAATATCAGGAAATTATTTAACTTGGTGTCCTGAAGGAACGCCAGGCTGCACACCAGAAACGGTTGGTTATTTTAGTGGAATCTATATATCCCCCGCCTGTTGCTATGCCTATGGTGGTGAACCATTTGGTGGGTATACTGATGGTCTGGGAAACTATGCTTGTTTAGCTAATACAGGAAGTTTACCTATTAATTTCCAATCACAAAAATCACCCTTATCAGGTCTTGGATTTGGTCAGTTAAAAACATTAATGTCAGGAAAAATAAGTGGTCGTAATGTTCCATTAATTAAAGGCGTTGATACATCTAAATATGCTAATAGTATACTACCTTATTTTGGTGATGATATTATAATAAAATATAAATCGAGTAAAAAAGGTAATCCTTTATTACAGGGTGAAGCACATAAAATCATATTACTAGGACATACAGAAGGCAATACAAGGGGTTATGCTTACCCTGAAGATGATTCTAATAATCAAAAAATCATTATACCGCCTAATTGTAATATGATGGTTAACGTAAATGGTGTTTCTACTGTTATAGGTGGTAGCAGCACAACCTATCCTCTTGGTGATACAGAAAGTTTTAATTACAATACAGTCTTTGTTAGCAAAGCAGGTACAGTTTCACAAATAGGAATAGCAGGTGGTGTTCTAGGTTGGTCTATTAAAGATGTAACAACAACATCAACTCTTTATATTAGTCAAACGGATAATGAATTATTGTTTGGATTAGATGATAGTCAAACAGACACTAAAAAGAGTTGGGCATTAACAGTTGAAATAATGGTGCAAAGAATCCCAAGTATTATGTTGCCTTATAAAGCAAATTGGGCGTTATGGCAAAATTATGACCATATAGTATTAGAAAATGAACAATTTTTATTATGGAATTAAAAAAATATATAGAAGCAACATCAAAGATAATAATACCATCTATTGACCATTTACAGTTAGTAGAATATAAAGGAAGGGAATTAGATTTCGCTTATGGTATGGAAGAATATCACACAAGTTTTAGAAGAATGTTTAAAGAAATAACACGATTAATATGGCGATAGATAAGACAATAAAATTAAAGGTAGATAGTAAAGATGCCGTTAAAGGTATTGACCAAGTAGAAAAAGGCGTTAAAGGCGTAGATAAATCTGCAAAGGGTGCTAAGTCAGGACTTGGTGGAATGACAGGTGCTGCTAAAGGATTGGGCGTTGCTTTTAAAGCGTTAGGAATAGGTCTTATTATTTCTGCCTTTATGAAATTGAAAGAAATTTTTAGTGGCAATATAGAAACAGCTAGAAGGTTTGAAAGAATATCAGCACAAGTGGGTGCAGCTTTTGATGTAATTAGAGATAGAGCAGAAGATTTTATAAAATCATTAATAAAATTAAAAAACCCATTTAAAGCATTTAAGGATTCATTTACAGGAACTTTTACGGAAATAAAAGAAGAAACTAAAGCTATTGATGGACTAACACAAGCACTACAAACTGTAAGAGATGAAGAAAGGGACTTAATGCTTGAAAGGTCTAAAGCAAATAAAATAATTGCAGAATCTAGGTTATTAGCAGAAGATGATACAAAAACTATGCAAGAAAGGTTAGCTGCTTTAAAAACAGCAGTAGCAGAAGAAAAAAGAGTAGCAGATTTAGAGTTAGAAACACAACAAAAAAAAGTAAATGCTTTACAAGACATTATAGATTTAGGAAAATCAAGTGAAGAAGATATTGCAAATTTAGCAGCAGAAAGAGCAAGATTGATAGACCTACAAACAGCTTCAGTATTAAAACAAAAAAGAGTAGCTGCCGAAATAGGAACTTTTACAAATCAAATTGCTAAAGAAGAAGAACGAATTGAAAAAGAAAGATTAGCAAGGATAGAATTAACAAATCAAGCAAGAGAACTTAACTTAGAAGTAACGGCAGAAATTACTAATAAAGAAATTGAAGCATTAATAAAAGCAGAAGAAAAGAGGTTAGGAATAGAGCAGAAGGCAGCAGATGATTTAAAAAAGCTAAAAGAAAAAGAAGCACAGGATTTATTAGCTTTAGAAAAAAAGAAGGCAGAAGAACAAAAGAAAATAAAAGAACAGCAAATAGCTGCTGTAAAAGCTATGGAAATACAAGGCGCACAAAGTATTCTTGGTAGCTTAGGACAACTTGCAGGTGAAGGAACAAAACTAGCTAAAGCAACTGCATTAGCTAATATATTAATTAATTCAGCACAAGGTGTTTCAGCAGCAATTAAAGCAGGTGCAGGTTTACCTTTCCCTGCTAATTTAGGTGCTATTGCTACAGGTGTTGCTGCTGTATTATCAGGAATTGTATCAGCTAAAGCTATATTTAAAAAAGTTAAAACGCCTGGTGGTGGTGGTGGTGGTGATATAGATGTTTCTGCAACATCTGCACCTGCTATGCCAACAGGAATAGGTGGTGAAGGACTTATACCCAATTTAGAAGGAATAGAAGCTACAGCATTGGGTGAACCCCAACCTGTACAAGCGTATGTTGTAGAAAACGATATTTCTAATGCTCAGGCATTGCAACAAGAACTAGATGTTCAAGCTACATTATAAACAAAAAAACGAACTTTATATTTATTAGTGTTATGGCGAAAAAGAAAAAACTTATAGAATTAATAATAGATGAAACTGCTGATATGTTTGGCGTTGATGCTATTTCCGTTGTTAAATTCCCTGCGATTGAGGAAAACTTTGTGTTCTTCAATAATGACTTTTTATCATTAGCAAAAGCAGATGAAGAAAAGAAGCAGTTAATTGGTGCGATTTTAATACCTGACAAAAAGATTCCAAGATTAGACAAGGAAACAAACGAAGAATACGATGTATTCTTTACTAAAGAAACGATTAAACAAGCACAGAAGCTGTTTATGGCTAGTTTAAACAACAATAATCATACTCTTGAACATAAAGAACCACTACAGGGTTTAACTGTCGTAGAATCGTGGATTAAGGAAGATAAGAAATATGATAAGTCCAATATGTATGGTTTTAATAATCTTCCAATAGGAACTTGGTTTGTGCAAGTAAGTGCAGAACATAATCCTGAAATATGGGAAGCTATCAAAAACAAGGAAGTTCGTGGGTTCAGTATCGAAGGCTACTTTACGGATAAACTAATTGAAGCATCTAAAGAAAAAGATATATTAGATGAAGTATGCGAAGATTGTCCTGATGAAGTAATGATGGGTAAAATAAAAGATGTTATTCTACAAAATGAATTAAGACCTGTAGGTGCTTTAGATGGTGAACCATTATTTAGAACAAAAGAAGAAGCAGAATTATATGCTGAAATGTTTAAAGGTTGTTCAGGTTCACATACTCATACTGTTGATGGTGTTAGATTATATATGCCTTGTGATGACCACGCTTCAGCTACAATGCGAGAAGAACACGCTGAAACAGGAAGAAAAAAAAGAAAGAAAAAATACAAGATGTTAGAGTATGTTGCCTATGCTAAAAGAAAGGCTATGCTAAAGTATTCTTGGGACGATTGTATGAGGGACCAAATGAAGGAATACGGCAATAAAGAAACTGCTGCTAAGGTCTGTGCAGCTATCAAAAATAGAACAGTAAAACGATAAAGAAATAAACAACACTAACCCTTTTATATTTATTAATGTTATGGGAACACTAGAAAAAATTTTAAATATCTTAAAAATGAAAAATGAACCTAAATCTTATAGCGTAAAATTCTACGCTGAAATGAAATTAGATGATGGTCGTACTATTGCTACAGAAGATGAGCAGTTTATGATTGGGTCTAAGGTTTTTGCTATCGGTGATGATGGCGAAGCAGAAGCATTGGAAGCAGGAAGCTATACAATGGAAAATGGCAACAGAATGACTATTGGTGATTCATCTGAAATTCTTGACTTAGGTGAAGAAAAAGAAGCTGAAGATGTTGAGGCATCTGAAGAAGAATTGTCTGAAGAAGTTGCTGAAGAATCTAAAGAGGAACAATTTGATGAGCCTGGCGAAACACCTGCTGAGAAAGCAGATTGGGCAAAATCCTATGAAGAATTAAAAGATAGGGTTGCCGAATTAGAAAAAGCGGTATTTGGTGAAAAAGCCGCAGAAGAAACTGAAGAATTATCTGAAGAAACCAAAGAAGATTCTGAAGAAGAAAAAACAGAAATGAGTTCTGAAATGATTGGTGAACTTATGACACAAGTTGAAGAACTTAAAGGGAAAATAGTAGAACTAAGTGGCGAACCTGCAACGGAAGGTATTAAATACAATCCTGAAGGCTCTAATTTTAATTCAACTATTGATTTAGCGAAACTGTCTGTAAGTGAAAGGACAGCATATTACATTAACAATAAATAATAAATAAAATGGCGAATAAAATTCAATTATCAAAAAAGCGTGAATTTGACATAACTATCACAGGTGATACTTATGCAGGTGTACACGCCCTGCCTTATGTTACTGCTGCCTTGAGAAGTCCTGACACAGTAGCTAAAGGCTATGTTAGAACAATGGACGGTCTAACAAAAAGTGCAGTTATAAATAACATTGCTTCAAGCAATCCTATTGTAGCGGCAGCTTGTGCTTTCTCAAGTGAGAATAGTGTATCAAGTACAGAACAAGTATTAACTCTTACTGACCTAAAAGTAAACGAGGAAATATGCCGTGGCACCGTTTTCCCAACGTGGCTTGGACAGGGTATGGATAGAAATGGTAACTTACCACAAGAATTTTCTGATTTCTTATTAAAGGTTGTTGCAGGAAAAGCAGCAGCACAATTAGAGATAGGTATATGGCAAGGTGCTTCACCTTTCGGAACAGGTTTCTTATCTGATGATGGAACTCAAGATGAAACAGGTGCAGATGCAAGTGCTATGAAAGATTTTAGCGAAGTAGATTTCGCTGATGCTTTAGCTGCTTCAGATATTCTTACTGATATGGCTTCTGTTTATAATAAAGCTGCTTCTGATATTTCAGGAATACTTACTAAACCAGGTGCAGGTTTTTATATGAACAATAAAACTTATGGTTTTTATATTCAAGCATTAGCATCAGCAGGTTCTAATCAAGGACAAGTATCAGGTGCAGGGTTTAACTTAGATGGTGATAATATGACATACTTTGGCTACCCAATTTACAGATGTCCAGGTATGTTTAATGACACTATTGTATTTACTTATCCTGAGAACTTAGTATTTGGAACTAACCTAGCAACGGATTGGACTGAAGCAAGATTAATCCCAACATACGAATACGATGGAAGCGACAACGTAAGAGTTACTATGAACTTTGCGGTTGGCGTACAAGTTGCAGTAGCGACAGATGGTGTATATGGTTCAACTGTTTGGACTTAATAGATACTTTAAATGGGCAGTTGAAATATACTGCCCTTTTATTTAACTTTTTAATAAATAATAATTATGGCTTGTAATATCACAAGAGGGCGTTTGATTGACTGCAAGGACACCATTGGTGGCTTGAAAGCTATTTATATTGCTAAATCATACAGTAATGATGTATCAGCATCAGCTACTATTAATACTACTGAAATGACAACGGCAGGTTTTGCTAATTGGTCTTGTTGTGGTGGTACTGTTGAGGTATTTAAATATGATTTAGTTCAGAATCTATCTAGTTTAACGGTTACTATAAATTCTGACAATGCTAATGGAACTACATTTTTCACACAAGCATTATCTGTAACTCTACAAAAGATAGACCACGATATGACAAATGAATTAAGATTAATGGCGTATTCAAGAAGTCAAATCTTTGTTCAAGATGCTAACGATAATGTCTTTTTATTGGGTATTGATAATGGGTGCCACGTTAGTGGTGGTACTGTTATAACAGGAACTGCTAAAGGTGACTTAAATGGGTATACAATAGAATGGTCAGCAGAAGAAAAGAATGCTTTAATTCAGTTACCTGCTTCAGCAGGTGCAGCTACAGCTAAATATCCATTTGATGGATTGACTGATGAAGCTAACTTAACTATTACAGTAGGAACTTAATCGCTACTCTATATATATAAGAAAAGGGTC